CGGGCTGTCCAACCAAGTTTTGGGGGTACAAGACCTCTACCCCTAGTTGGAATAGGGTCATCTTGAAAATTGAGAAGTTGAGCTCCCCAACTATTTAAATACCAATCTAATACACCCATACAATTTCTCCTAAATAGTCATATAGATACTTATTATTTATAAACATTACAAAGAAAAGATGGCATATAAAGGAATTTACATACCTAAGAATCGCAAAAAGTACAGAGGCAATTCCTCCAACATAGTGTGGAGATCACTGTGGGAAAGAAGATTCATGCGTTGGTGCGATGAAAATCCAAACGTCATTACATGGTCTAGTGAAGAGCTCTCTATACCTTATTTATGTCCGACTGATAGAAGAAATCACAGATATTTTCCAGACTTCTATATGAAAGTAAAAACCAAAACTAACAAATATGAAGAATATATAATAGAAGTCAAACCAAAGAAACAACTCAAGCCACCAAAGAAACCCAAGAGTAAAAAAACAAAAGGATATATGTACGAATCATTTCACTACATGAAAAACACTGCGAAGTGGGATGCAGCCAAACGATTCTGTAAAAAGAGAAATTGGACTTTTAAAATCATAACAGAGGATCAATTGCTACCATGAATGCATTTCAACAAGCTTTCATTGAACAAAAAAGAAACCCAAAACCATCCCAACATGAAATAAATAAAGATTGGGATAAAGCTAAACTTGAAGATGTAAAACGTACAAGAGCTAAAAATAAACCAGAGGAAAAAAAACAAGATGATTATTTTGAAGATATAAATTTAGACACAAAAGGTATGTCTCAGGGAGAAAGAATAGAAACAATTGTACAATGGGCTCACTCCCAAGAAGTCAAATCTACTTTGTTTGAAGTAACGGCACTTCGTTTCCACCAACAACAACATGGACTTGCGACTAAAGAAGAATATAGAATATTCAATGGCAGAATGATTTCTTTTTGGTATCAGCCACCAAATACAACAACCCTACAATCATATGATAGATACCCTCTGGTATTAGTAATTAAAAGAAGATCTAACGGATTCACTGGCATAAACTTTCACTATCTTGGAATTAGAGAACGTGCAGAACTTTTGACATATATGCGAGATAGATTAGCATGGGAACACGACCCAAAAAAAACCAGATTACAAATAACTTATCAAATGTTACTCAGTAAAAAAAGATATAAATACTTCAGACCAGCTCTCAAATCATATTATAAAACAAACATAAAAAGTAGATACATACACATTATGGAAAAAAATTGGGATAAAGCACTACTTCTCCCAATTGAATCTTTTGAGGGAAATGTGCCAATAACACGCATTTGGAGAGAATCAAAAAGAATTGCAATTAGAGAAAGTAACAGAACTCATACTCAAATGAGATAAGGAGTATTATAATGGCCACTGCAATTGGAAAAATAGATACATTAAAAACATATATTAGTAAATATACTCCTATGCCAGCAAATAGATTTATAATTAGACTTAATTATCCTACAGCAGATCCAATAGATATGTCGTGTACTAATGTCAACTTGCCTGGATTTACACTCAGTACAAATCCACATACAGGAATTCCAGGCCCTGATATTAAATATCCATACCAAACTGCATATGAAGATGCAATTGTTTCATTTATGTCTACAGAAGGGGAAGGGGGGGTAATCAGAGAAAGAAGTTTTTTTGAAAACTGGTTAAACAAAATAAATCCTAGAATCGACAGTACTTATGGCCATGCTAAATTTTCCTACAGAGATAGTTATACTGTTGATATAGCTATAATGGTGTTAAATAGTACAAACCACCCTGTTCATCACACTCTACTAAAAAATGCTTATCCTATAGGAATACAGGCAGTCGAACTCAATCATGCAAACGAAGCTATTATGTCAACATCTGTGACATTATCTTATAGTCATTTTACATAATCATAGGAGTAATTAAATTATGCCTTTACCACAATTAGTAGTGCCAACATATGAATTGAAATTATCATCATTGAGGAAAAAAATTGAATATAGACCTTTTCTAGTAAAAGAAGAAAAGATTCTATTGACAGCACTTGAAGGTGATCAACAGGATATGATCCGTGCAATGAAACAGATCATGGAAAACTGTATCCTAACAAAAATAAATTTAGATGAACTTCCTCTATTTGACCTAGAATATCTATTCTTAAAACTTAGATCAAAATCAGTAGGAGAAACTAGTAACGTTGCAATGGACTGTCAAGAGTGTAAAGAAGCAAATCAACTAACAATAGATTTATCAGAAATTGAACTAACTTTTCCAAAAGAAAAATTAGACCCTAATGTTATGTTATCAGATACTATCGGTGTCGTATTAAAATATCCGACTGTTGAAATATTAAGATATATAGATATTGGCGATGAATTAAATTTTGACACTACTCTTGATATACTAGAACACTGTGTCGATACAATTTATGATGGTGAAGACATTTTCGATCTACAAGACTATACCAAAGAAGAAAGAGATAATTTCTTTCAGAGTCTAACTCAACAACAATTTCAAAGCATTCAAGATTATTTTGACAACATGCCAAGATTAGTTCATAAAATAGATTTCAAATGTACTTCTTGTGAAAGTACTCAATCTATAGAACTTGAAGGCCTTCAAAATTTTTTCGGATAGGGTTAAGTCATGATACATTACAAAATCATTACTTAACCAATTTCGCCATGATGCATCACCACAAATACAGTTTAAACGAAATAAATGATATGTTACCATATGAAAGAGACATCTATACTACTTTATTAAAAAATTGGATAGAAGAAGAAAACGAAAGAATTAAAAAAGAAGAAAGTAGACTCAATAGTATGAGGTAAAAAACCATGGCAGAAGATATTAACAAATTATATGAAGAAGCAGTTAAACAACAAAAAGAATCGAATAAAACTGCAGAAGAGAATATAGAAGAATTAAAAAAGTTAAGTAAAGTCCTAAAAATTCTTTCAAACAAAGAATGGGTTACTGCTGAAGAGGCAAGACAAAACGTACTTTCATCTAGTTCAGCTGAAAAAATTGCAGAAGAATTTGCACAAAAAATGGCCTCCCTTGGTACAACTCATCAGAAAGAATTATTACAAGAATATGATAAAATTACAGAAAGTACCAAAGCTACAACTACAGCCCAAGAGGAAATACTAAAAGGAAATCAAAATCTTAGTGTTGTAGTTGGAAAACTACAAAAAAATATCGGTAAATTTGCAACTGGTATGGAAAAAGGTTTTTCAAACTTACTGGGTGGTTTAGATAAAAACCTTTTAGGAAAAGCAGTAGGTGGTCTTGGAAATTTATTATTCAGACAAGGAGCAACTGGCAAATCACGCCTCTCTGAAGTTTTTATGGATGAAGAAAGAAAATCTGCCCTAACTACAAAATTCAGAGAAGATAAGAAACTCACACCAGAACAAATTGCAAACCAAGAACGCAGAATGAAATTAGGTTTCTTCGCAAATATGGGCGAATCAGTTGGGAGGGCATTCACCGCACTACCAAGAGCCTTAACAACACCAATTAAATTCGGAAAAGGTAGTGATGATACTGATGACAAAACACCAAGTAAGATTGGTGCTTCAATAAGTTCAGAAGATATTTCCTCTGAACCAGAAACAGGTGTAGACTCTTTATCTGGATCTTCTCTCGATAATGTAGCCACCTTCACTGAAAAAATTTATAATTTATTAAACGCAAATAAGCAATGGGCTGAAGAAAATAAAAAAGAAGATAACTTATGGAAAGAAAAATTACTCAAGAGTATTGAAAATATAGGAAAGGGAAAAGAAACAACAGCACCAGCAAAAGAGGGCGGTGGTTTCTTTGCAAATATATTTAGAAAGTTATTTGGTGGATTGTTGGGTGGTGGAATAGCTGCTTTCTCATTACCCCTATTACTCAAAGGCCTCAGAAAAACTGTAGAAGGAATATTTAAAATAGGTAGAACATTTATTCGTGGTATTGGTTCGATAATAAGAGAAGTATTCGTACTATTAAACACGGCCGTAGTTGGTATTGGTTCAATAATCAGTACCATTGTTGGAATTATTGGAACTACATTTGTCTCAATCATGACAGCTGCAGGAACAGGTATAGCTGCATTTATAACAATTCTTGGAGGTACTGCACCAGTTCTAATACCAGCTGCAGCTGCAATGCTACTAATCGCAGGAGGGGCTCTTGCAATAGGTAAAGCTTTACAAATGACAACTCCATTTGTAGAAGCATTATTTACTGGATTAAGTAAATTTGCTGGTACTATAGGAAGATCAATTGTTAAAATAATAGATGTAATGATCGAATCAATAATAAAATTATCAAAAATCTCATTCTTAAATTTAATGAAGCTCCCGCCATTCTTCTTTACACTTGGACTCTCACTCTTATCATTTGCAGCCACTGCATCATGGGCAATCCCATCATTAATAGCTTTAGGAAAAGCTTCAACTGGATTGAGTAATCTTTTAGACAAAACAGATAAAATCACACAATTCAAAAGTGGATTAGTTCATCTCACACGAACATTAAAAACTTTTGCAAAAGAAATTAAAGGGCCATTTGCAACTGCTATAGGATTATTTGAGAAACTTGATAGAACATCATCATTTGATAAATTTATAGATTTAGAAATTAAAAGAACTGAACTTGGAATAAGAACAACACAAACTATGGGAGAATTACTTACTGTTAGTAGAGAAGCTGATATAAATGGAACAGCACGTGGTGAATTACTCAATAATATTTTGAGTACTGTATCAGACAATTCACAATCTTTCCAAACAGTAAATAACTTTACACATACACCTCTAAGAGATCCTGCACTACCAAATACAACCCCAGTAGATAATGGGCAATAAAAAAGACCCCTTTTAGGGGCCGTTTCTTTCCTAACTAATTACTTGAGTAAGTATTCTAATTCTACGTCTGATTCTTCGTTTTATGCGTACCAGTTTTTCCACCTCCTTTAATTCGGTATACGGAGAAGCTTATCCTTCCCCAAATGTTTTTGTTTATCATCTTTAGAACGAGGTTTATATTCTTCATCGGAACCTCTGTTACGAGATTCTCGTTTCTTTTCACTTGCCCTTGATCTACGACTGCGACCCTGTTCACCAATTTTGATATTCCTGCGGCCTCTTTCGGGTCT